CACGCTAGGCACGATTATGATTGGCGCGGCGTACTTCCGTCAGCAGGGTTCTTACACGGCGCTGGCATCGTTTGACGGTATGGGTTCACCGCCCGCCAATGGCATCACTCCAATGGTGTTGCAGTTATTGGGCATTAACCGCCCACAGGTTGCATAGTGGCCTTACCATACAACGACCTATTTAACGAGGCCTTAGACGACCTCTCAACCACGCTAAAGACCATTACAGGACTGCCCGTGGCAATAGACCCAAGGCAAATAGTTCCTTCTTGCGTGTTTATTGACGCTCCTAGTTTTGACGCGTGGAACTACAACATTGTGCGCCTTGACTTCCCTGTGAAAATTATTGGTTCAGGACCGGGCAACCTTGACGCCTTGCGCGACATCCTGCAAATAGCGTCCAAGCTGCTGGCTAAAAACGTGGCGGTAAAGACCGGGAGCCCGGTAATTGTTTCTATTGGTGGCGCTGACTACCCCGCCTATGACTTGCTAATATCAGTACAAGCGCAAACCGCGTAGGAGTTTTATGGCGTACAAAATTAACAGTATTCGAGTAGGTACCGTAGGCGCGGAGTACATCCCCGCCGAAGGTGTAAACGTTGAGGCGCTACTCGCCGGCGGCTTCATTGTAGAAGTTGCAAAATCCAAACCCGCTAAGCAGGAAACTGCTAGTATCCAAGACGACAAGGAGTCTTAAAAATGGCAACAAGCACCTACCTCTCTAATCCCGTAGTCACCGTAAACTCGGTTGACCTTACTAACCAATGCACCGCAGCAACGCTTACACACCGCTTTGACCAATTGGAAGCCACTGCTTTTGGCGACACGGACCGCAAGTTTGTTAAGGGCTTGGGCAACCATGAGGTAACTATTTCTCTTATGATGTCCTATGCCGCCACTGAGACTTATGCAACATTGCAAGCACTTGTGGGTACTACCACCACAGTGCGCGTACAACCAACATCAAGTGCAGACTCCGCCACAAACCCCGGGTTTATTCTTACTGGCGCGTTCCTTGCAGAGCTTCCAGTAATCAACGCAACAATGGGCGAACTCAGCACCGTGGATGTTACCTTTGTTGGTGGCGTCTATTCTGTTGATACTACTGGCGCATAAACCGCTCATACTCTGAGCCCGACTAAGGAGACTTATGAAACTAACACTGGCTGTTGACCTCGGCGAAGGCCCTATTCAGGTCACTACAAACCTTTATGTAATTGTCCAGTACGAACGCAAGTTCAAACGCCGCGCCTCTGACATGGCTACCGGCATTGGAATGGAGGACTTGTTGTATCTTGCTTACGAAGCTTGCCGTTTACACAAAGTAGTAGTTCCTGTCGCCTTTGATGACTTTGTAAAGAAGTGTCAAAGCATTGAAGTAGTCAGCGAGGATGACGACGCAAACCCTATCCAAGGGCCACCTACCGATACTCTCTAGCGGGGTTGCTTTTACGCACAGGCTGGTGGCCCCCTGCGGTAGACTTTGATATTAAAGACATGCATACGGTGTCGGCAATTATTGAGGAACAGAACAAACATGGCCGTTAGTTTGGACGTTGAGGTAGTCGGAGTGAAGGACGCATTGCGCGAACTTCGCCGCTTTGACCGTCCATTATCTAACGAGCTTCGCCGTAACGCCCGCAAAATTATGCAACCAATAGTGCTGGATGCCCAACGCCAAATACCAACACGAGCGCTTTCCGGCTGGGATAACAGTTGGACCTCAGCAAAATCAGGCGTACAGCTCTTGCCATGGGACGCCTACAAAGCCCGCAGCTATGTCAAAGCCAAAACAAGCACCAAGCAACCCCGAGAATATGCCGGAATCACGCGCGACATTTCCGCTTTTTATGTGTCTTGGGCCGGCGGTGTTAACGCCTTGTTTGACATGGCAGGGCGACGCAACAAGTCTGTAATGGCTGCAAACCTTACGGGCAAGTTCGGGCCGCCGTCCCGCATTATGTGGCCCGCCGCAGAAAAGAACGCGCCCGAAGTTGAGGCACAAATGAAAGTAGTTATAGACCGCTTAATGGATGTCTACAACACTAAAATTAGAGGCTTAAAATGAGTATTAAAATCCCTATTGTTTCCGATTTTGACGGCAAGGGAATAAAAAGGGCAATAGCGGAGTTTCAACAGCTAGAAACAGTTAGCCAAAAAGCTCAGTTTGCTATTAAAAAAGCAGCGGTTCCTGCTGCCGCTGCACTGACGGGGCTGTTCTCTGTGACGTTAAAAGCCGCGCAAGCCGCCGGTGATTTAAACGAAGCACAGAACGCAGCAAATGTGTTGTTTGGTCAGGCAGCAAAAGACATTACTGCGTTTTCTAAGCAGGCCTCAAAGTCTTTAGGTTTAAGTGAAATAGCTGCAATTCAAGCAGCTACCGCTTTTGCCGGTTTAGGAAAATCCGCTGGTTTACAGGGCGACGATTTAGCAAACTTCTCTAAACGCTTCACTACTTTGGCTGCCGACATGGCGTCATTTATGAACACAAACCCGGAAGATGCCATTATGGCTATCGGCGCTGCAATGCGTGGCGAAACGGAACCGATACGCCGATATAACGTGTTACTTGACGACATGACTCTAAGAACTAGAGCTGTCAAACTTGGCTTAATTAGCAGCGTAAAAGAAGGTCTAACACCAGCTAACAAAGCTCTAGCAGCACAAGCAGAAATCTTAGAACAAACGTCTTATATGCATGGCGACTTTGCTAAAACAAGCGACGGAGCAGCAGGCCAACAAAAGATTTTAAAAGCAGAATTAGACAACCTAACACGCAGCTTGGGACAGTCTTTTATCCCAGCGTTGGAAAACACGCTTCCTAAACTAACGGCCTTGGCAGATTGGGCTGCTGACAACCCGAAAGCAATAAGCAACGCAGCTATAGCAGTAGGCGGATTAGCTGGAGCCACATTAGCTTTAAACGCCGCTATGGCTGTTAACCCTTACGTCGCTGCCGCTGCCGGCATTGTGGCTATGGGCGCAGCGTTTGACCAGCTGTATAAAGAAGTTGACAAGGTAAACAAGGTAGGCGGAATTGGTGCCCGCATTTTAGGTGTTCTTTTTGGTGGTCCCGCCGGCGCAATGTCAGGCCTCAACAAAGTGCGCGAAGGCGTGTGGAGTTTGTTTGGTGTTACCGGCAAAGCCACAGACAGCATGGCAGGGCTAAACAAAGCCCAAATTGAAAACGCAGAAATAAACAAGTTAGTTGCTGACGGCCTTATAAATTTAAACAAAGTTGAAACTAGCTTTACCGCTACTACCGCTAAGGGCACCTCTGCCGTTGACAAGCGTCTAGCAAAAATTAAAGAGCTACGAAAAGAAATTACCGGCGATTTTAAAAGCGCTTTAGAATCTGCTAAAGACGTTTTAGAGGACTCACAAAAAGCATTTGTGGACTTTGGTAAATCCATTAGCGATTCCATTACTAGCGGCTTTTCTTTTAGTGCAGCACAACAAGCCGGCAAAGAAACGGGCATGTCGTTCCTAGATGCATTGGCTGAACAGGTAGGCAAAACGCGCGACTTTGCTGTAAAAATAAACCGTTTGTTAGCTGCCGGCCTTTCTGAAACAGCCTTACAACAAGTGCTTGCAGCGGGCCAAGAAGCTGGCGGGGCGATAGCTGACGAACTTTTAGCAGGTGGAGCCGACGCCATAGCACAAGCCAATGCTTTAACGGCAGAAGTACAAACCTTAGCCGACAATGTAGGGCTAAACGCCGCCACACAATTTAAACAAACAGGCGTAAACGCCGGCACCGCACTTGTCGCCGGCATTATGGAAGCCATTAGCACCTTTAAGCTAGAACTTAAATCCAAAAAGCTGACACCAAAACAACTGGCACGACTTCAAAAAGACTTTGGTTTAACTGTGGATTTCTTGCTATCAAGCGGGCAGTCAAGTATCCCAGCATTGGCAAACGGCGGAGTGGTTAAAGCATCTCCCGGGGGTACTCTCGCACTTATCGGTGAAGGTGGACGCGACGAAGCAGTGATTCCGTTGGACCGCGCCGGAGGTATGGGCGGCACAAATGTCACTATTAACGTTAACGGCGGCGACCCGAACGCCGTAGTGGACGCGCTACGCCGCTATATGCGCACCAACGGCGCGGTACCTATCCGAGTTTCTACGTCTATTTAACAATGGCAACACCGACACTTTCAGCAACCGGGCCTTCGTCAAGCGTCATAGGCTCCATAACTTCTTTTAATTGGACCGCTGGACGGCAAGCCAAAAGCGACCCCTTTAAAAGCGGCACAGGTTCTATAACGATTCGCAACCCGCAAGACCTGCCTGCAGCGATTGTGTTAGAAGCTTTAGTAACCGTAAGCATTAACGGTTTTCAAATATGCGGCGGATACGTCACAAACATTTCTTACAACTACGGAATGGTCCCCAACGAAGATACAGCAACGATTTCCCTAGAGGGTTATCTTGCTTTTCTTGGCCGTGGATACACTAAAAATCTTTTAATGCCGGGCGGAACCACAGGAGAATACGCCGTTAGAATTGGCAATAATTTGACCGGTGGCGCTCGAACAATTATTAACAATCAAACACGTTCTATTTGTGCCGGCCCTCAATTTTACGATGGCAATTCCCAAGATTTGCTTTTAACGCTTGTAACAACTGAAAGCGGCAGATTAAACGAAGCCCCAGTGGAATTGACTTTCCTTGGCCGAGACGTACTAATAGACCCAACAAGTGCCCCATATTCGCTAAGCAATGTTCAATTTACAGACACCAACCCAGCAACTACGGGAATGGCTTACGACAATCTAGAATTTGCTTCTTTAACAGACAACTATTTCACCCAAGTAACAGTTGCTCCGCAAAGTTTTGCCGGTCAAGTATTCCAAGCCGGGACTGGCCCACGAAACTTACAATTAAACACCGACGACGAAACAGCCGAACAAGCTCTTTCACTCGCTCAATACTCACAAGCGCAATTTAGTTCCGCAGTTTCGGTGCCTGTAACAATATCTACAAAAAATTCTTTAAATAACGCTCTTGACCCAGCCCAATTGATAAGCATTGGTTGTGTTTCTGCTCGCCTACCAATCGTGTTTCGTGGTGCCACGTTTAATACAATTATTGAAGGATGGAACGTGAGCGCTAACCCGGATGACGTTCGGTACACCTTCAATGTTTCGGACTTCCGCCAAAATAATGTTTTTATTCTTAACGACCCTATTTATGGCGTACTCGATACAAGTAAGTTAGGATTTTAGGTATGGCTATCAACCCGAACACAGATTTTACGCCCGGAGCGGTTTTTACGGCTGGACAGGCTGACAGGTTCCCCCGTGGGATTATGGCGCTTTCTTTAATTACAGCAAACGCAAACATTCTTAACGCTGAATCAACTTTTACAAGCGTAACTTTCACAGCCGAGGCAGACCGTTACTACAAAATTACTTGGTTTTCAGGGTTAATTATTAACTCTAGTAGCGCTGTAAATAATTTTTATTTCCGTGAAGCCACTGCGACAGGCACAGTTATTCAACAAGCACAACAATTTACAAGCGCTGGAGAAGGCCATATTTTTTGTATGTCTGTTGTAAAAACTTTTGCGGCAGGGTCTAGAAGCGTTTTTGCTCGTTTCGATGAGAACGCTGGCACAGCAACAGTAATGACTTCAGGGGCAACACGCCCAAGTTATTTAATGGTTGAGGATGTTGGTCCAGCGTGAGACGTTTAGCCCTTTTTAGTTTGCTAACGCTTAGCCTGACATCTTGCGCAGACCGCACCCGACACAACTGCGACACCACCAAAGCAGACGGAACCCTAGAAAGAAGATGCCCATGAAACCCGAAAACCGCCTTACCAACGAAGAAATCAAAGCCCGCCTTATTCTCATCGTAGGAATCGCACTCTCGTTCTCATTCGTGGCAGCCATCGTGTCACTCATCTACGGCTTGCTGTTCGTAGTCCAACCCACAGAGCAAGCCCCCAACGATGCAGAAGCATGGGCAGTTCTCTCACCCATGTTGATGACCCTTGCAGGTGGCCTTATTGGCTTACTCGCAGGCAACGGCCTTAAAGACAAGCCGAAAGACCCGCCAAGTGCCCCGTAAATACACAGGCAACTCTGACGGCAATTTCGGGTCGGTACGCCCCGGCACAACAGAGCTGCTACGGCTTGCCTCCAAACGCTGGGGCTTCACCAACCTAGGCACATACTCCAACCGCCGCATGAACAACGACAAAGCCAAAGCCGACCCAAACAACCCCGCTTACCTCTCAGTGCATGCCACAGGACGCGCAGTTGATATGGGCTACAACAACCGAGAAAACGCACTTGCCTGCTGGAACTTTCTTATCGCCAACACCGCACAGTTAGGTATCGAGGAGATACACGATTACGCCTACAAGTGGCCTCAGCAAGACTCAAAAGATAAGACCGCTTGGGGCGCTGGGTATCGCTGTTCCCGTGGGGAAGGCTTGGCTGGAATCAAGATTTTTACTGCTAAAGACAACGCAGGAACACCCGGCGGGAAATGGCTACACGTGGAATTGTCGCCCGCTATGGCAGACAACGCCGATGCTTTCCGTACTGCTTGGATTGACGCACTAGGACGCGCTGGGCTAAAGTAACTCCTAATCCCCTGAGGATGAGGACATGACGGCCCTAGTATCGCCCCCCTATCGGCGGTACTAGGGTTGTGTCGTCTAATGACTTGACACGCCCCAACCTATTGCTAAGGTAAAAGACAGGCCACCCGACACGGCCTAGATAGGGAATGTAATTATGAACCAGCAGCCGTCACTATTTGACGTACCCGCAGCCATTGAGGCACG